AATATCTAGTTTACCCGTGAGTGGATTAAATGATCCAATATTATTTGTTTTTACTTGTCCAGTACCAATCTCAACCACTCTCAATGTATTATTAGCAGGAACAACATTTCCACTAGATAGTGTTCTCGCTGTTCTATTTTCTATTCGACATGTTGTTCCACCTTGAATAAAATTATTACTGATGACAACAGGGTCAATAGAATCTTTTGGATCAAGAATGGGAGTTGGATATTGCAAATTAAAACTATTGATAGCATTCACAACAGGTGCTATACGCAACTGTGTTTTTACCTCGGCTCTGCTTGAAAGAATAGCAGGAGATACCTCATCAACTAAACTAAGAACGTTTGATCTTCTAAATGATTTACCAAATTTGCCTATATTATCTTCAAAGTATCTTTCTACAACACCTTTTACTGAAACACCAAGTGCGTTAACAGAGAGCGGAGTTAGCCTTGGGTTGACTTGGAAGTTGACACTAATTTCAAGAAAAATATCTGTTGGATCAACAAACTCTGCCTTGAAAGATAGAACAGCAAGTTGATCAACAAGGTTTAGGATTGCTTGCTTTGTGTTAACAATCTGCTCATCAGATACATCATCTTCAAACTTAATAGATGTAAAGACAGTACCAAATTTAGGTTCTGGGTTATCTTGTCCACCCCATGTAATAATATCATCAATCAAAGATGAGAAGTTACGAAGAATGATTGATCTATAATCGTCTGCTGTAACCATTCTGTTTTGTGTAGCATATTGGAATGGTGCATTTCTACGGATAGATTCTGTAGTTTCTTTAAAGTCACCACCAGCAGCTATTGCTGTAGTAGTTGCATCAATATCATAGTTAACACCGGCAATAGTTATTTGGTCAACTGCAGATAGTCCATTTGCAGTATTTGCAGCTGGACCAACTGTGCTGATATAATCCACAACAATCTTACCACCTGATGGTGGTGATTTTCCAAGAATATCATTTGCACCAAAGGTAAGTTGATAAAATTCATTTGGCGCTTCTTTAAGGATGTAGATGGTAGAGTTTTCACTTACTGATGTTGTATCAATAATATTTGTATAGGCAGTAAATGCGGATGCTGTTGTCGTTTCATAAACATTAACACTCGCAGTGCTCATGTCCATATTTTTATCTGGTATGGCATAAACATCTGCCTCATCAAATTCACCAACAAGAAAAGTTTTGGTTTTTCTAACACCTTCAAATACGGGAATAGCTTCAGAATCGCCTTCTGTTTTAAAAATGTAAATACCACCAACATCTTCAGCCGTATAGACTTCGGTTGTTTGAAATGTGTAAGTAATCTCGTTTACAACTGCAGTAAACCGAGTAAATTTTGGTAGGTCTATACTAGAAGGTCTGTTAGCCATACTTGATAAATTAACACTAATTCGTAATAGTGCACGTGCAGCTGTTCTACTGTCAGGTACATACCCAATGCCTGTTGCCAAAGAGACCAATGATGATCTTAACTGTGCAGTATTTAAAAACGATTCATTAATAGAGAAGTTAGCAATCAAACCATTCAAGTGTGTGTTATATGCCAACACATCAAGAATATTTGAAAGTCCAGATGCTTCAAAATCATAGTCTTGAAACTCTGTTTTATTTTTTAGTTTATTTTTTAGACTTGCTTTTATGTTTTCAAAGTCTAATGCTGATGATGTGATTGCTGTTGCCATTATCTTAGCCTTGCCAGTGTTGTTGTTAATGTAACCATTTCATTAGTATTTATGACCTTAAACGTAACTGATATACCTAACTGATTTCTTTCTGGTATTGATTTAGCCACAACATCAACCACTTCTGCCCTTGGTTCGTATGATTGAATAGCAAATCTAATTCTGCTTATGGCATCAGATTCTGTAAATTCATCAGCTAGATCAAATAACAAATCTCTAGTGTTTCCACCAAATCTAGGTCTAAAAGGTTTTTCATTATAATTAGTAAGTATTAGATTTTTTACTGCTTGTTTAACAGCAGCAGATTCATTTTTCTTATAAATCTCGCCACTAGATTTTGCAATAAAAGACAAATCAATATCAACATATGGTTTCTCTCGTGCGCCGAATATTTTAGAAACACCGAGTGATCCATCTTCTGCTGATAATTTAGTTGCCATATCTGAAATCCTTTTCTGTAGTTATTTATAAGGTTTTAATCACCTTTCATAGCATTAATGAACCATTGATCAGATCTCCATGTAACAACAGAACTTCTATTGTATTTGCCGCCGCCAATATATGCTCCAAGCATATCAACGTGCATAGTAAATTCCCCCATATATCCATTAGACATACCACCAGCCAAGATACCTTCGCTTCTACACGCTCTCACAAACTTATCAAGGATACTTCTATCGGATGTATTATCTTTATTGAGTTTTCTATTGCCAACTTTGCAGATCAAATCAGCAGCATCTAATGTATCATGTCTTGTAGAACCTTTTCTTAAACCTCTAGTTCCTGGTTGTCCACCAGAAGTAATCACTACAACATCAACACCTGCCTTCCTTGCAGCGGCTGCTAGTACTTGCTCAAGTTTCTTCGAGACATATAGATCTCGTTTTTTACCCACAAGTTGATATTCGATTCTACCAGCTTGTGCTGTTTCTCCACTCTCGGGTGCTTGTCCACTTCTTTGAGCAACACCAGATTCGTCTACCTCTACAAGATCGTTTCTCGAAATAACAGTATTATTATATGTTGTTCCCACTTTAAATGCTGGCTGTGCAGTTGCTCCACCACCAATAATATTAAAGTCCTCATCAATCTCTGGCATGACTACAGTAATCTGTGCGTGAACACCATCCTTATCCGGATCAATTTTATCATAATCAAGTTGAATTTTATCAAAACCAAATAAATTATCAGCAAGTTCCTCCGCAAACTCGAATGTGTTCTCTAGGTTAATATTGCCATCATCATCATATAATTCATATACAATAGCACGACCTGTTTGTCTTAAGTTTGGAATAGAATCAGATGCCATAGGTGGAGCGCCAGTAAGTGGTTTATAAACACCCTCTGCTACAATAATTCTAAAATCCTCAAATAAATCCTGATTTAACTTACAATATTTAATCACCTCTGCTTGAAGAACAAGTTGTCTCATTAAAGCAGCACGTTCATCAAACGTTGCAAGGTGTCCTAGATTTGTAGCACCACCTGCACCAGAAAGAAATGTTGATATAGAAATGCCTTCTGCTACTAATGTCTTTGCATTAATAGCTTTAGCACCTAAACCTCTTGGATCAATTAATTTTGGATTGTATTTTGGATCTGGATTAAATTTTGTATATGTACGAGTGCGTTGTATAAAGTTAGGCGAAGAAGTTGATCTTCTACCTGTAGAACCTGTTCCAGAGGATGTTCTGTTAATTCCTGGTGGTGATGGGTTATTGTGTTGTGGACCAATAGATCCATCTTTCAGCAATGCTTGAATAAACTTAGGATTCGCTGCGTTGTTTGGATCTTTGAGTTTAGCTCTTGCTTCTGCAGCAGATTGTTTTCTGTTTGCAATACCATCAAACTCACTTGCTCTATCAATACCTTTTTTAATCATATCGCCTGGATCCACAAGAACCTTTTTCACACCTCTGCTAGAGTTCTTGAGTGCCACACCTATTAGGTTGGCATCTGGTTGGAACGTTGCTGTATTGTCAATAGTTGCTGCTGTATTTGTTGTAGTAAATCCACCTGGTCCTGAAGTAAGAGCAGTGTTTGCATCAATTGCTTCTTTTGCAGTACCATTTAAATCACCGTGGAATGTAGTTGCTGTCATCTTTTCTGCAGATATATCTGTGGCATGAACCGTTTGACCAGTGTGCATATTATAGTTGTACATAATAATGTTCTCACCGCCGATTGTACCACCTGCTCCAACCACTGACATATCTCCAGCCATCAAAGACATACGTGGACTTGATCCAACAATCTCTGCTTGAGAAGATGTTTTGTGTACACCTTTTGCTGAAGTAGTCATAGATCCCTCAACAGAGATTACATTATTACCTTTAATAGATGCAATAGATGCGCCAAGTATTGTAGAGATATTCTGACCAAGTACAGTCTGTTTATTAAAGCCTTTTACTGTAACATTTTTCTGTTTTGATGTTTCATTGATGTTACCCTCAACCGTGGTAGTCTGATTGCCACCAACATTGACGTTATAATCCCCTTTCACATCAAGATCAAGATCACCTGATACATTCATCGCCATGTTCTTTACGATAAGAGCAAAGTCACCTTCACATACAATAGCACCATTAGCGTCTATGGATATTACACCATTGTTTTTGGAACGGATCACCATTGATCCATCAGCTGTCATCTGAATACCAGCACCAGATGCATGTTTGATTACAACCCTTTCACCACCTGGTGTATCATCATAAACTGTAGTGTGGCCACCTTTTGTCTGTTTAACTTGTACATCACCATATTGTGGAGATACCTCTGGCTTCTTAGGTTTTGCAGTAGTAATCTTAGCATCAGATGAGGATGTTCCCATACCAGGATGACCACCTCCAGTTTTAATTTCTGTAGGAGTAGCACCCACTGCCTCTTTGTTTAGACTTGGAAACCCATGATAAAGATAGTGTGGAAATTCTCCACGTGGATCTGTAGCTTCTGATCCTCTTTTGGTTACTTGATCTGGTACTCTACTAGTGCCTTCGGGCAACACATCCCATGTATCAGCCATTAATCTTCTCCCTCAAGTTTTGATTCAATTTTAGCCTTGAGTTCTTCTGTTGTAAAAAATTTACCATTAGATATTACTTCACCCATTCCAATAACATCTTTATCTATATGTGCTCTAATAGCTTCAACACTCACACCAGGACCTGATCTAGAAACAGTTGTTCTATCAGCACTCAATTCGTTTATGCCATAAACTTGTCCGATAGGCAATACATCAGTAAAGGCTTTTGCTATTATTCTCATTCTTCTAAATTGTTGTTTTGTTACAGATGCTGCTGATAAAGTACCTCTCTGAAATGCTTCTTTAGGTGCAGGTGTGTCATAGCCTGCCACAACTCCTACAAAAACTGCATTATCATTATACCCACCACCTATAAGTGGCAAATCATCAAGAAACCTAGCAAGTTCCATATGGCCATTCTTCTGAATTAATATGTGAAATGGTATACCATTAGTTTTACCATTTGATTTATAATGTTGGTTAACATCGTGAGCAGTCATATTCTGGTCAGCATAAGTACCTGTCCAATCAAAAACCAATGTAGTAAATGCTCTCTCAGCAGATTTAAAGTGTGCAATCACTTCTTTATGATCATAAAGTTTCACACTTTCTTGTTCATTAAAATCATCAGTTGAAGTGGTCAAGAATTGATCTTGTGCAGCCCTTCTTTTTTCTAGTTCTGCTTGCGCTGCCGCAGTTTCTTCAGCCGTTGCATCACTAGGTAATGATGCTGAACCATCATCATTAAATGTTGCTCTTGCTAGAGGGTCTGTAGATGATGAAGTACCTGCACCCTGTGTTGTAACTACTTCACCCGTAGGGGTTTCTGTAGTAACAGTGTTAGGTACAACAGCACCAGAGCCTTTTAAATCTGATGTTGTGGAAACCTTCAAGATCACAGGAGCCTTTTCAACTTTCACACCTGTAGCAGTTTTTGTTGTTGTAATATTACCTGCTGCAGTTGTTTCAGTTGTTGCTGTAGCCTTTATGCCTCCTTTAGACTCTGTTGTTGCCTTACCACCTTTAAATGTTACTGTGTCAACAGTTGGTTCTGGCAGTGGATTATCTTTTTTCAAGAATGAGCCAGCGGTTGGCAATGTATCTGGAAATGTAGCTTCTATATTATCAACAACACTTTGGAGAGATGATAACTCTTTGCCTAAATCACCTGTAAAGGAATCTTCTGTTTCTTCTGCTTTGCTAATGATACTTTGCAAATCATCTATAGAACCAAATTTTGCACTTATACCAGATGCTTCTAATTGGCCTTTAAGCTTATCAGATATTTCTAAATTTTTAATAGCAAGTGCTCTACATGTTATAGCATCACCCGCAGAAAATGCATCTATAAGTGATCCGAGTTTTGATTTATCAAAAGATGGTATTGCACCAAATACCGTATTGGATATTACAGATGATGTTGATTCCAGCACACCCATCAGTAGTCCACCACCACCAAGACCACCAAGTGCATTTTGAAACCCTGCAGTTGCTGCTGCAGTTGCAGCACCCAATGCCTCTAAAGCGGCACCACCTTGAAAATCTCGCATCATTGAAAGTGGATCAAAAGAACCCACACCAAGAATATCAGTTGGTACTAGATCACCCATAATATCTGTCAAATCTTCTAAAGGAAGATTTGGAATGGCAGTTTGTAGTGCTGTTGTAATACCCTCTAGGTTAGCGGTTGTCACAATATCAAAGTTCATTTCAGCAACATTTTCTACAGTTGCTTGTATATCAGGAAACATACCTTTAATATCAATAGCAGTGACTCCTGATGTTGCAGCAGTAAACATCTTATCGACATTTGCTAGATCTGTATCTGATATAGCTTCTTTCATAGCAGGTAGTTTGTCAGCAATACTTTGATCTAAGGCAGCAAGTTGTGGCTCAAGGATCTTTGCTTTATCAGCTAGGTCGGCTGCGATAGGGCCAACCATCTGCACACCACCTTTTACTTCCCCAGCCAAACCTTTGAGTTTAGATTCGAGTTCGGCTGGAGAAAATGCTCCAGTTGGTAGTTTTGCTAGTAAATCTGGTGCAGAGAATTGTGCTGTAAGTGATTCTTGTAACCCCTCTGTGTTTTTAAAAATACTCTCAGAGGATGCTTGAAGCTTACTTTTCATATCATCAGAGGCACCTAGTAGATCTGGTGTCTGAAAATCTGCTGCTAAACTAGAAAGTTTATTATTAATTACGTTAAAATTAACTGACATTAGAACGGTCCTGGTTTTCTGGTAAAGTTATCATGGACACTTTTAGCATATCCTATTCTTTCACTTTCTCCCAATTTGGCTCGTCCACCATTTCGTGTTTCTTCTGGAAAGGCACTTCGTGCAGAAGTATCTTTTGGATTCTCATAATAGTGATGGACATATACAGTTGCTGGTCCAAGAGTTTTGTAGTTATTTAATCTTGATAGATTATAGTCTCCTACGGTTTGCCATTCGTGTACAACCCACTGAACTTGTATCTCTAAAGCATAAGGTGAGCCACCCTTTTCTTTAGCAAATTTAAAAAGGGCATTTTGTCTTGCAGAAGGTCCATACCACTGAGCAATACCAATAGATTTATCTTCTTTTCTTTTTAATCCTATGTCACCTTCTACTGCAGGACGAATATCAAACCTACCATCAACAGTACCGCCTGATTCTTTAAGAAAGTTTCCTATTAGTGCTGCAATAGCAATAGGAGTGAATACTCCTGTTTTTGAAAAATATTGATAAGTATATTGTACATTACCACCATACTTTACATTGGGATCCACAACAAAGCTTTCTGGTGGACCCGACAATGCAGCATCTGCATTTGGTGGAGAACCAACACCAGGTGCACCGTCATTACTCCAAGCAACACCATTTGCAATTTGAGTTAATGATGGCATGTGCACAACAGGAATTGATCCCATAACAAGTGGCAATTGTGATTGTTTACCATCAAGGAATATACCAAAAACTGTTGCGGATGGTTCAAGTGCAGGATTCCAACCGAGACCAGATGTTCCTGGTTCTGTGGTGGGTATTAAGACTTGTGCATATGGCAAATCTTCGTTAGTAACATCAGGTCCATGCACACCTGGGATTCGAACCTTTACCCT